ATGCCATCAGATGCACGAAGAAGTGCCTCATTGTCTGCAATCGGTTCGTGTAATTCTGCTAAACTTTTTCCTACTTTTTCACCAGCATTCCAGCTAGAAGGAAACGCAACAAAACAAGCCTCAAGTTTTCCTTTATGCATAATAACAATATCATCTTCAATTGCCAATCCTAATTGTTGTACATTATCACAATCAATCAAAACTCTGTAATCACTTTTCTGATTAAATAATCCTAGTCTTTGTGCTGTCTTAAATACTAATTGTTCTTCTACAGCAAGTGGTGTTTCAAAATAAATATTTTTACCTAAATTATCTAACTCAATTCTTTTTTGTGCTTGAATAAAAACATCAGTTTCATTTGCATTAAACTTTGGTTTTTCACAAGGATTGAAAATTGGTTTCATATCAAAAGGTGTTCTGATTATATGTTCAAACATTATTTTTCCCACCTGTAAAAAATGTGGTCTTCAATCTCAATCGTTTTAGTTTTAGTTTTTGCCCAATCTGGTCTAACATAATCTGCGTGATAATGTGTTGCACCACCAGTAAAATCAAATAACTTTTGGTTAAGCACATAATTTATTAATTCATTAATTTCACTATAAACTTTTAAGTTTTTTACTTTGTCTGATTTACCATCACAATACCAACTGAACTGACATTTGTTTCTTATGGGCAATCCCTGTTTATCTAACTTCGCCTGCTTTACGACATCACAAATACTATCTGGATATTTACTACTGATCACTCGATTAATAACAACATAAGAAACTCCTAATTGATCAGCGTAGTTAGATCCACGTGTTTCGTAGTAGATGTTTTGTGCTAGACAGTATGCTTGCGGATTACTCTCAAAAGTAAACTGACCGCCAGCGTTCGCTGCATTTACAGCGTAAAAGAAATACTTTAGCATTAACAGTATCGCACCACAGATTAACAATGTTGTATATTTCATCTTCGCATCCTCGCTAGATCTTTGGCGTGTTGGTCATCGAATACTGGAACACTGTTAGACTTGTGCATGGTGGCGATACCCCGCATAGATGTACCAGTGTATATATTACTATCAGTCTTCGTTCCAACACCTACTCCAGCACTGTGACTAGGATATCGTGGCGTCTCCCTACGATATGGGTGTTTAATCTGTAAGACGCCTGTAGGACGCTCCAGTTTACGTGGAGTGTACGATCCATTAGCGTTTAGTTTGACGCCATACTTATCAGCGAATGCTTCACTTCTTTTGAGCATCTGCCTTTTTGCTATCTTCTTTTGCTGGTTTAGTATACGCATCTTTTGTTTTGATATCATCGTATAAGACCTTTCCGTTTTCATCTATTATACTACATCCACGAACAAAATTCAAACTTTTGTAATGATTTATGGTAGAGTTGACCCAAAACTTAGTGGCAATCACCTCAAAGTTTTCCTCATACCCATCGCGCCAAACGAATATCGCATTATGCTTCTGCATATTTGACCTCTTTGAATTTGCGCTTTCTTGTGCTAAATGGTAGTGGTTTGGAGAACATAACCTTTTCGTTGTTGCTTGCTTTGATATATCCAAATGCCTTAGTGCCTTCAACGATGTATATGTGATTAGGAATATTCACTTCAGTCACTTCAGACCAATCAGTTATTTCTTGGATGTATTTCATGATTTTTCGACCTTTCTTTTAGAATAATCTCAGCAAGTTTTCTGATCTTATCTTCATCAGTCAACTCAGGGAATGTTTCTCGAACTTCTTGCATTATAATCTCAACAACAGTTGTATTACTCATAACGCATTACTCCTTTTCGCTTCATACTCATGATCAGGGACACTAATTCTTTCGTAGTCTCGAACTGTTCTCCAACCTTCTTTAGTTAATCGGAAAGTTCCTGGTCTTACATAGTAAGTCGTATCATCATCAAACCGAATATACATCAAGTCAATATAATTTAATAACATTATACAATCTCCTTGTAGATTTTAGGATTAGCAAGGTAGTTTTTGAACAGAGCAAAAGCACTACAAACTGTTTGATTGCCATGATCACCTTGCAGGAAAATATAAACATCAGGTTCTTTACCATAACCAAACTCACGTCGAACAATCTCACAACCATTTAGAGTTTTAGCAGTTAGAAGTTTATCCATAAATTGTTTTTTGTTATACATTATATAATCTCCTTATTGAAAACAAGATGGGATTTCATTAGAATCATCATAACTTTTCTCAAAGTTATGCATTAAATCATTGAGAATATCTCGACCGAAGTCAGTGAATAAAATACCTTGCTGCCAAACGAAGTTTTCAACATCTAATGGATTTTGAAAATCGTTGAACTCAACAATGCTGCTGATAGCATCAGCATAACTATCGAAACGATTTAGATACTTTTTGAATTCGTAAATCGCCTCATTGTTTTCTATCTCTTCAAGATTTTGATTGCGCTCAAAATCAACACAAAGTTGATCCCACATAACCTGTTTAATGTTAGGTGATTTTGTTGTATAAAATTTATCATCCTGACTAGGACGGAAACCATAAGTATCTTTATGGAAGTCAGAATAAAGGTTTTCATCAAAAGTGTAAGTAGTAGTCATAATATAGTCCTCTCTCAAAGTAAATATAGTTTTTTCTCAATCAATACAACCATTATACTCCAATGTGCATGATTGTAAAGCTTTTTTTCAAACTATTTTCTCTTTGGAATCAAGGACTTGTAAATTATTTTTGATTTTCCTTTAGAATCAAGGACTTATAACTTATTGAATAATAAGGGATTTTTAAAATAATTTGAAGAGGACGGAAATGACGAAGGAAATGAGGGAAATTTCTAATATTCCCATTAAAATTAGAGTAAAATATGATGGGAATAGACTGCCTGTTTCTGAAGGGATACTGGGAGCGATCATGCCTTGCTCCCAGATGTTCTTCTTACAATATCACTAGGATCTAAAGGATCTGCCCAGTAGAGTTCGAATGCTACACCACTGACAACTCCTTCAAACTGATGAACCTTCCCAGGTGCAACTGATGTAAAGTCTCCTGCATTGAGTATGGTCGTGTCTACTAATCCCTGATCATCTTGCCACACACGAACTATCATTGTTCCAGACTCTACAAAGAATCCGTTCCATTTATGTTTGTGTGCATGTTCAGAGCATTTGTATCCTTTTTTGTACTCGATGCGATGGAACTCAAGTGCGCTGTTGGAGTGAACGAGTTCTGTTTGACCCCAAACCTTACCATGACGAACGCCCATCGATTACTCCAATCCTAATATCCATTCAGCAAGCATTTTTGCTTCTTCTTCAGTTACTGCTTGCGCTGGCATAGGAATCTGTCCCCACTTCCCACCGCTACCGTTGAGAATAGAGTTGACAAGAACATCAACACTTTCACCTTTTGCGGCAACATCTTTATATGCTGGACCAACCATCTTCACATTCACATTGTGACACGCAAGACAAAACTTCTTTCCTGCAAGAACTTCTGCGTATGGTTTATCTGGTACTCCAGCAAACGTAGGTGACAAATTAGTAAAACAAGCAATCGCGAATGCGACATACCACATTCTGTTCATCATGTACCTTCTCCTTTTCCATATCTATTGCCGAGCAAAAAGAACTTGCTCCCTGAACCGAGTACACAAGCGAAGTCATCATTTATTTCAAGCATGACCCACGCATTAGTTTCGTCGTGTGTAAATAAAACAATATTATTTTGCCATTGATCGTCAGTATTTTTTGCCTGCCATAATACATTCATTTCTTGTTCCGCTAATCCTTCTAATGTATACATAAGCGGAAAACAATTGACAGGTTTTCTTTGTACTTGAGGTTCAATGAATTGTTCTTGCGCATGACCAACTGCTGTATGTAGTATCGCTAATAATGCAACTGCACCTGCAGCGTACCAAATGTCTTTATTCATAGTTCAAGTTCCTCCAAATTGGAATACTTCTTTAACTTCTCAGACTTTGCTTTTACATGCTTCTCAATACTACTTATATCAATTAAACCATACTGATCGAGCAACCCAATCATACACATTAAATCACCAATCTCTTTTTCGAGATCGTCAAGTATGTGACTCTCACAACCGAAGCGAATACCTTTGGCGCATACTTGCGCAACCTCAGCACACTCTTCGGCAGTGATTGTCAATAGTTCTACATCTGAATCTAAATTTCTCATAGAGTCCCCCCACCGAAGTGGGGGAGAAATCTTATCTATTATACGGCATCTGCGCCAAGCATAGCATATGCTGCAGCAACCATCTTGCGATTAGGAGTACCAATACGGAAGAATGTATTAGTGTCGCCTTTGCTGTTAGTCTTGGCATTACCATAAATGCAAACACCTTCAGCGCGCAATGAACGAATAACTTCGTAAGGATTTCCGACACTGTATCGTGATGCAATTTGCTTTGCAGTTAATTCAGAACCAGTACGGAGTGCTGCTAGGACTTTAGATTTCTTTGTCATAATATATTACCTTTTTTCAAGTTTATAAAATTGAGCAAAACGCTCTACCATTAACCCATGGTTGGGTCAATTCTTTACACACCAACTATTATTTCGTAGATTTCTTTCCAGTCAAACGCTCTGGTAATTCCACGCATTTCATAGTCAGTGTTGTGTGGGTGATCAACGATTATAGAAGACAGTCCGAGTCTATGACCCAACTCTGCATTTTCTGGTTTATCTTCAATCCACCAACACCCTGATCCTCCATATTCATCGAGAACTTCATCTTTGTCATCGCCAGTGTCTAGATAAGTATATCTCTCAAACACTGTACTACCAAACAACTCTCGCAAGTTTTTAGTTCTTAGATGCTGACTGTATTCATCATTACTCAAAGAACTAATTACTCGGAATACATATCCATGTTCCTCATGCAACTTGCGCACATACTTGATAGCATCTCTTAGAGGAGGAAGTTTACGAATCCATGCAGACTCATTAAACATTCTGCACAGTCTATTTCCTTCTCTATGAGTCAAATTAAATCTATCGCCAACTTTATATAAGTTCGGTTCAACTACTTCGAAGTCATGTCTTTGCATCCACTGATCGAAAGCATATATCCAATCACAAAGAACGCCATCACAATCTACAAGTATTACTTTATCCGCGATCATTATTTCTTGCCCTTGCGGATATAGTTCAAAACTTGTTTCATGCCTTCAGTAGTTTGTAACTGCTTCAGCGCATCAAGACGATCTTTAGGATGAATCCCAATCACAGTCTCGCGTATCTCTAGTGCTTCAGCAGCACTGATCTTGATAATGTCACCGTCATCAGTGACAACTCTAGTAATTTGTTTAAATCGTTTGATTTTATCTTTGACTGGATCTATCATGCCAGAGTCAATTACAACATTTAATTGCTCGATAATAGATTTTTCTTTAAATCCTGGATCAAGTTCCATCTCACCACGATCTGCATTTACTGAATAAGTATCAACCCATAAATTCATAATATATTTCCTCTCTCAAAAAATTAAATATAGTTCTTTCCCAATCAATACAACCATTATACGGGATATTAGTATGAAAGTAAAGCTTTTTTTAAAATTAAATTCCCTTTGAAATCAATAACTTGCAAATTATTTTGAATTAATTTGAAAAACCCCATAAAATCAACGAGTTATAACCTATTGATTTTACAGGGAAAACTTAGAAAGTTTGATTTTTTTATGATTCTTCGGTCTCGTCAAGTTCGATAAGACCTTTATCATGAAGGTTTTGGAGTATCGTCTCCATTCCAAACGTGGATCCTTCTTTAAATCCTGTGTTGTATGAGAAGTACGCACACGCTGCAAACGATCCTAAGAAGATGATTCCCCATTCAAATGTCATAATTTATTCCTTCTTTGTTTTTAGTTCCAGCATGCGATACAGAGTATTCCAAGCAAACATCTGCTTTCTGTAATCACTACTTGCTTGCTTCCGACAGTATTGTGTCCACAAGTTCATAACACCCTCCTTTTTAAAGTTAGGTGCGTTCCTTCGGTAAACATTACCTACTTCCGTCTCTTACGAGATGAACGATATGATAATGCGTTCCTTCGACTAAGTAGTCTACTTCCGCCCAAAAGGGTGAACGATATAATTATTTAGTCAATTTTACTCAAGAATGTAGATGTTTTCATACCAATAATGTTTTCTGACTGCATTGGTTTTGTAGCAACATTATCTGGTATTACAAAAACAAACTTTACATGCTCATGCTGATTGACAAACCAATCGCAATACCTGACACGAAAATAGTTATCAGAGGTATTAGACTGAGTATTAGGTTCGTAATTTTTAGTTCCTGCGAAAACGTTTTCAATTGATTTCTCTCCTTCCAATATAAAGTCAAATCCCAAACAGTAGAGTATGTTATGTTCTCTACGAATTGCTTCGAGCATAGCATTCATACCTGCGTTAGAACGACGACGTTGCGGTGAGTATTCAGCAGACTCCCATCGCTCGTCTTCAGGTGGAATGAGCATTTGCCCACGAGATAAAATGTGTGGTTCATAAGTTGCAACTGAACTCAACTCTTTTATCATTCGATCATCTATTGCTACTAGATAATTGAATTCTTCAAACTCTCGATACAGAGCATTGCATCCAAAAATAGTTCCCTTACCAACAAGGGATGATAGATCTACTGCTTGTCGAGACTTACCGTTCCCGATTATGAATGCTATTTTGTCGCTCATTTTCTAATTCTTCCCAATCTTCTTCATCAATTAAACTTCTCAAATGATTCTTTATATTGTGGCGACTTTCTTTTTTGATCTTCTTTTTCGGAAAGTCAGTTTCTTCAATATACTCTTTGAATCGTTTGCGATTTTTACCCACAATAGACTCCTATCTTTGATTCACCAATCAGTTGATAAATTAGGAAACGTTTCTGCTACCAGTTTCCGTGTTAATCCTTTAAATGGTAATTTACCGTCTTTCATTCCTATCAATACCTTAGCATCTCCTGGATCAATGCTCTCTAACAATTCTATAAACAGTTGCTCACGTCGAATCTGTTTTAGATTTTTTGAAGTTTCACTTGCACCCTCTACAAACAAATGTAAACGACGCAACTCTGATTCTAGTCTGCCTTGCATATCAGTACTAGAATCCAGTGGTTTGTATGGCGGATTGCCTTCAGGCAATAACCACTTGACATTTGGATTATACGTCATTCCAAGAATCTGCTTTAGTGGGGCACCACTATATTTACGCAAGACATCTTGTTTTTCTTTTTTAGTTTTTGCTTTTTCTACTTGTTCAAATATTTCGTAAAATGATAGTTTCATCAAAATTCTCCAATTACGTCCATTAAGTTTTTCAGTTTGTTTTTAATAAAGTAGTTTAGTAGACCACTTCTCTTCGCAGGTTTGCAGTTTTCATATTGCTCCAATATCTTCTCAGATACCTCATCAGGCACTTGCTCCAAGTCAACTAATGCTTCGTTCCTTCGATAGTTTTTAAGCATTTGATCATCACAAAACTTTTCAGGTTCTAAGTCTATCCATGCATCCAGTTTCTTAGATGCCAAAGGTTTCTGTCGCTTCTTGCTGATGATAGTGCTGTCTTCAGATAGGAAGTTAGGAATACCATCACCTCTATCACCCTTCATGATATGCTCACGAAGAAACCGATGTGGATCTTGTATGCGTATCCACTTCTTTAACACTGGACTGTATTGATCAACATTTAAATACTTTTGCAGTTGACCAAAGTCTTTATCACCAGAAAGTATCAAAACTTTTTCCGTGCTTTTATTATTTAGATACACACCAAACTTTCTTGTGAGCACACCAATAATGTCGTCTGCTTCTGCACGTTCTACTTGAATTGTTTTGTAAGGAAAATATTGTTTAAGTTCATCACGTATTTTATTCAAGCATTCGAATATCTTATTCCAGTCATGAGTAGACTTAGATCGATCTTCTTTACGATGTGCCTTGTAGTAAGGAAAGATGTCCTTGCGCCAATAGTTCTTATCGTCGCAGGCAATGATCAACTCACCATACTCTGCAGCAAACTTCTGCCGATACATTCTTATTGAGTTGAGAATCATGTGCCTTACCAAGTCCTCGTTTACATCTGGTTCCCGATTCAGAGATACCATCAGATTACTAATCATAACCTGATTCAAGTCTAATATGAGCATTCTTTTTCCAATAATTTATTTGATACTCTCTATTCTACTCGCTTTTATCTAAAAGGTCAAGCTTTTTAAGAAATAACTCGTCCCACCTTAGATTCCAACTGTTTCTTTCAGCATCCCACTCCACTGCAACCGACTTTTCTACGATTTCTTGGAATGGGTGATTAATCTTGAAGTGAGACAATACTAATGATCGAAGTGCTTCTGCAACATAGTAGAAGTTCTTAGAGAAGTTCTCATCTCTCTCTTCTAATCCATACTGCTCCAACATCAATGTTAAATTTGCTAATAGTGCATTCAACAAATCATTAATCTTTTGTATTTGCAAATCGATATCATCTAGTTCTTTTGCTAATCTTTTATCTTTAAGGTTTACAATGTTTTTTTTCATAATAGATTTTGTTTTATCTCATCTAAAATATAATCTTTATATTTTGATCTATCGAATGTATCATAATAATAGTCCCATGAGTTCGCTTTGGGAGTTTTATAATTTCTCACATTCACTAGATTTGTCGACAAAAAATCTAACTTTTTATTATAATAAAATTTTTGTAGTTTGACTTTTTTATTAGTATGAAATCTAGTATGATTCCACTGATCGCCCTCTTTCATTTTTATGGTGTCAACATTTTGTTTTACCATGAAAGTGCAATCGATTGGTCTAAACCATTTTCCTATGTCAAAAACTCCAGGGATAATTACAGTGCTGTTTATAAAGTTATTATCTGAAGTGTATGCAGTTAATGATTCAAGATTGAGAGATTTTTCTTCCGTAAAGAAAATATAATTGAAATGAAGTGTGACTAATTTATTATTCAAATCTCTAATATAAACGTGATCGTTAAAAGTTTTTTGATCAAAACAACTTGAATTTACATATTCACCTTGCCAATCAAAATTTAAGTCATAATCAAATGGGAACTTCAAGGCATAAGTATTTTTTACTGAATCTACATAAGCAGGACAAACTTTAAAATTTGCTTCATTTGTACAATGTTTAAAATTATGTGCTATTGGATATGGATCAAACCATGATGATACGGGATACGCCCATCTTTGCCAATCTGACCATTCAGTTTCCTCTCCTTCTTTGGGTAACATCCGTGGTGCCATTGGTGCCCAATACACTGTTACAGTATCATCCACGTCGTGCTCGTTCCTCTTTGTCCATCTCGTGAGTCCACTCATCACCTATGTCAGCATAGTATGTATTGACGTTCCTCTTAGGAAATCCCTCTTCATCATATGCGTTTTTAATGCATACGTTTTTCATTAGTTGATCTTCGTATTCGCCATAAAACATATTAGACCAATCACCTGTTCTTAGGTACGAATCCATATTTCGAATATAACCTTGTATGCCCCTAACTTTAGATATTGCGCCAGCAACTTTTTTGCGTTCTTCTGCCTTTGCTATCACAAGGAGTTCTCGTTGCGTCTTAATCCACTGTTTTACGTTTTTGAAGCAAAGAGTTTTCTCGTCGCCCAATGCTAATACCGATGGGTGAATATTTTTATATTCAGGTGGATTGGTTTTCGCTCGCTTTTCTCTCGCTTTCTGCAGACGTTCTATTGCTGCTTCTTTTTGTTCAGGGGTCATCTTTCGTTTCGCCATGATAATTTCTCCAACATTAATGAAACTACATTATATATGATGTTAATTCTGAAGTCAAGTTTTTAAAGATTGAAGAAGATTAGTCCATTCTGCTGAACGCAAATCCCAGTTATAGAAGTTGTCAGTCCAGTTTTTGGCGAATGCCAGTTTTCTTTGATTGTTTTCGTCCCAATAATCTTCAACTGCTGCAAATAACTGATTAGCGAATACATTTACATGAGTATTTTGATCCTCACTAAACTGATACATTCTTGCCCAGTGCCCAGTCGTTTCTGGTAATGCAGCGTGATTAGGACAAACGATTTCGCAACCAGCACTCATTGCTTCGATTGCAGCAATACAAGATGTTTCTGGCCATATATTAGGGTATCCGAAGATGTGTGCTTTCTTCAATGCATCACGCACCACATCATTAGGTTGGAATCCATGATAGGTCATCTGAGGATGCTCTCTAATAGACTGGAACACTTCCTCGTAAGGTTGGTCACGTTCCTTCCACCCATACGCCTCGAACGACGAGAAGACGTCTAGATGAACCTTATCGCCTATTCTATCAGCGATCTCTTTCACTGCTGCAACGAGTAGATTAAGACCTCGATGCGGTGTAGTATGATAGATAATACGAACTGTATCGCCCTCTACACCCTTATCTTTTTTGGATAAGGTAATTGGGTCTATGGCATTCTTCATCACCGTGGAGTAGTGATATGGGACTCCGAGACCCATGTTATAGGTTGCCAGTTGATAGTTGGATACGAATACCAACTTGGCGAATCGTTTGATCGATTCTTTATCTTTTAGATGCTGAGACTCGGGATCATTCCAAGTATCATGCAACCAAAGAATATTTTTTTTCTCAGGGTCAATCCAGCGAACACGGGACTTGATAATATTAAACTCTTCAAGTAATGCATTATCAACACGATCGTGTAATGCTTTGTTCATCATCTCAGTGCCACCCATAGCACCAGTATAAGTGCCGTCTTTGGATGGACCAAGTTCTATCTTATCTGTATCATCTATTATATTCAAACTCATCATCACACCACATTTGTTATTGAATCCATTCTAAACGAACGCCACGCATTCTTTTCAGTATCCCAAACTACAACGACGCCAACATTTTCTTTCTTTGAAGACTCGACTGTAGGAATGACATCTTCTTTCAACGTGCATTTCATCACACGCTCAGTACCATCTTTCTTGGTGAAAGTTACTGATACATCACCTTGTTTAAGTTTTGTTATTAGTTTCACTCTGTCCATTATATAGGTTCCTTTTCACATTCGCTTGTTTACAACTACTCCATCCGCAGTTGACATCTATAGGTTTCTTGCAAATAACACACTTCTCACCAAAAATACGACTCCACCCTTCATTGTATTTGACAGCATCGTATTTTCTGATTCCATCCCCTTTACCGCCATGCCACTGTTTACTCATCACCACGCTCCTAATGCTACTCCAAACCCATATATATTCATCAATGAGAAGTATGCGACGAGAAACATAGGAAAGGCGAGTGATCTTCTATAATAAGCATACGCACCAGTTACAGATCCGATAAAGAACAGAGGATAAATGTATTCCATCTGAGGATTATCGGCAGTGGTTGCTAACATAAAACTAGCAGCAACTGTAAAGACAAAACTGACTAATTCAAAGAAAAAGGCAGTTTTGTCTGAGTGATAACTCCTAAGAATGAACTCCATTAAACTTGTTCCATCAACTCTTGTTCTTCACGAAGTTTTTTGAGTTTTTGTTCCTTTGTATCATACACAATCAAAAGAATGACCCATGTAAGAATAGGTGTGATGAAAATACTTATTATTATCCACCCAAAAGCACTGGTTCCGCGATTGCTTGCTATTACACCAGTGATAATAAAAGAAACGATCAAACCAATAAACGCGCCAATCAAATATTCCATAATATATAGTCCTTTTCAATTAAAAATAATGTTATCTACCTTGCCCACGATACTTCTTAAAACTACGTTTGTAACTCTTATTCATCGATGCAGTTTTTGGTCTTGCTCCACCGATAGAAGTGCGCTTTCCTGTTGAGTTCTTTCTCCACGCATCCTCTATATTCATTTTCATTCTTGCCATTACTTCCCCTTATCTTACGTTAATATCTACAGGTGCTTGCGAACCCATAACTGGACGATACTTCATGAACTTAGTGAAGTACATTCCATTGTACTCATATGTCACGTGGTATCCTGATACCTCTTGAACGTTGGTGACAACTTGATGACACTCAGTTCTCGTTTGATATCCAACTACTTGATTGTGTCTACTAGATCGTTTATCACCCATCTGAGCACCTATCGCTACGCCAACACCAGTTGCCCAGTCCTTACCTGAACCACCGCCAACTTGACTGCCGATAGCACCACCGACAATCGCGCCAACTAAACCTTCTGTAGAACCAAAGGTTTTATCAACAACACCACCAATCACTCCACCATTCGATGGCGCACTTCCGTAAACAGGAACCTGTACATTAGTACAAGATTGCGAAGGGATACTTCTTGTTCCTAAAACTGCTTCTGTAGCTACTACTGTAGCATATTCAGTAGCAGAAACAGTTCCTGCAATAACTAATAAACCAACTGTAAGTATTTTTTTCATATCAATATTCCTCATCATAATTATAACCAAAATCATTTTGTTGCATAGATTCAAACTCATTTACAACCCACATTGTAGGACATCCAACTTCTTTAGCAATCTTAGAAAAGTCAGGTCGAGCACCACACTCTTCTAGTCTTTCTTGTACATCTGTTATAATTTCTTTGATCTTAGACATTAGGCAAGCACCTCAAATCCGTATGGCGCAACTTCAAACCGTTGACCATCCATAATCATAGTATCACCAGTCATAGTAGAACGATGCCCTATTTCTACACCACCTTCAAAGTCATTACAAACAAGAAGCTTAACGCTTTCTCGATACATTGAACCTTGACTCACTTCAAGACTCCAACTGCCATCGATATTTTGTGTAGACATGTAAGCATAGTCAAGTGCAGAAGAACCAGTTTTTTTACCAGCATCAACAATAGCGATAGCAACATCATCATGAAACACAGTAACAAATGCCATATTATTTTTCCTCCAATTTTTTAGCAATAGAACCATCAGCGATAGTCCAACCCATAAGAGTGAAACCTAATAACACAAACATAAAAGCATGAAGAGTTGGCGTAGTATCAACAACTGAACCTGCGCCACCTAAAACTAAAATCAAACCAACTATTAAACGAATCATATTTACTCCCTCATTTATCAAATCAATACATACATTATACTCCAGTGATAGGGGGAAGTAAAGCTTTTTTTAAAACTAAATTCACTTTAAAATCAACGACTTAAAAATTATTTTTGATTTTCCTTTAGAATCAAGGACTTATAACTTATTGATTTCAAAGAAGTTTTAAAAAAAGTTTGATTTTATTTTACTGGATTCCCTACAAAACAAGTTAAGAGTGAATATCGTCTACCCTTTGTTACTGGTCTTACTCTATGCATTATCCATGATGGGTATAACATTGCTTGTCCTTTTTTTGGTGTATGCAAATTATTTGGACCATAGGCAGGATGAAATTCGAATTCTCCTCCCTCAAAGTCATCATTTAACCATATCACTATGGAGATTTTCCGTGTCATCTTATTAAGATTATTGTCTGTATTATATTCATCAAAGCCCAGACCATCTACATGATAATCATAATGTCCACCAATATCCCATCGCGTGATATGAAAATCTTCTGCTCGAGTTATGTTAAAGTTCCAACCAGCATTTTTGTTTGCAATCTCCATAAGGGGAAATACCAAATCATATAACCATTGCTGATTATTAAAGAATATTCTATCACCAAGAATTACAGATTTGTCCACACCTTGCTCTGAATCTACACCACCAATAGTTGATTGTTCCCAACCTATCTCATAACCTATGTCAATAACTTGTTTGATTTGACTATCTGGTATCACATCAGTAAATTTCCAGTAATTGCTTTTTGTCATTACACGGTTTCCTTATCTATAATATATGTGTTGCCCAATTGCTCCAATAAAATGTAATGAGTTTGCCCAGTACGGTTTTACATACCACGCATGATAATGTGTTGCACCTTCTGTAATGTCCTTAGATCGTCCTTCAGTAAGAACATACATAGCAGTTCTCTTTGCCTTTGCCCATGCTGCACGATCAGTAGGATAATCGGATTTACCATCA